CTAATGTTTCTGGGTATATCCTTCTTACATATTTTTCAATTGACTCATCTGTGTAACCAAGAAGTTTACCTATTTCACGTGCCTCTTCAGGTGTTTTATCTGCAACATATCCACCATGACTCATCATTATCTCATATAAACGATTTGCCTGTTTTTCATAACCAGCACGATACACAATATTCATATCCAGACCCTCATGACTTTCCTCAGATTGTTTAATTGGAATTAAATTTAACCCAGCACTAATTGCTCTTTGTTTATGATATTCACCGTCAACCATTGTTCGCATTATTGGTGTTGAACCAAATCCAATTAATGCCACACCACGTTTACCATCTAATACTGTTTGTAATGCGTCTTCATCACCTGATAATGCTTCACTTGCATCAATTTCTTCTTTGATTGAACCGAATTCCAAATTATTAATATCACCTTGATTACAAGCTGTACTTGTTCCATCACCATTTCCACCAAGCTGACATTTCTTTTTAACTGTCACAGTTTGTGAACCCTTACCATATGATTTATCTCTTTCGATTATCATTGCATCGCCATTAATTTCAGTGTCAGGAGCATCCATTATATTCTCCATTACAAAGACGATTGTTGGATTTTTTTCTTTAGCCAATTTTAACATTGACACATATTTATCATAATTTCTTTCTAACGTAGGTGGACTTATGGTTTCCCCAAGGTAAAATTTATCAGTATTTTCATATCTTTGAACAGTAACAATCGCACCATGCATAAAACCAGAATAAACATCATTCGGAAGCGGATATCCTTTAAAATTCAACCATTGACTGAGTTGATTGTGAATTACATCCCCACTATTATCAATAATATATAAGTCACCATTTTCTGTCACGATTCCCCTAATATCTGGACGAAGCCTTTTAATTGAATTTGGGTTTTTAAAAACTTCCATGCCTTCTCGCCCCTCAAAAGTTCCTAAGAATTCTTCACTAAGTTGATTATTATCGTCTTCATTAATCTCACTACTCATATCCTCAACACCAGTAACTTCAATAATATCTGGATTATAAACTATGAAATGCTTATTACCTTCTGCTTTATTAATTATCTGACCATCGTATCCTAATTTAACCATACCTCTTACATATTCAAGTGGATGATATCTAAAGAAATCATACCAGACTTGTTGATATAAATCCTTTTCGTTCTCAGCATACTCCATGAAGCTATTAACTGCTGTATATAAACCAGTTTTTGGATTTTCTGCCCAATTCTGTGCAGTATCTTCCCAATCGGGAGCAGTTTTAATAAATGCAATTATTTCGTTTCTATTCACATTTTTATGACTACTTTCATCAACAAATTTACGGGGTCGTAAAATAACAGAATGAATATATTTACCATATGCTCTTGCATCTTCAATATTAGTACTGAAATAAATCCCCGGTCCTTCTTGGTCAGTAGCTTCCTCTGCACCAACAAATTCATCTGAAAATTTATCTATTTTAGTTTTTGACCCATGATATGCTTGGTATTCACCACCTTTAACAACTTCAGTCAACATGAATTCGTCTTCAGTGGCATCACCAACCACATGATTATATTCAAGGTCTTCATTATACATTGAGGAATTCGCATCAAGATTGTTTCGTATTGGTTGTGAAGAATCTGCAGTATTATCATAAGGTGGAAAACCATCTTGTCCAATTGCATCAGGTGTACTGAATTTAGCTGAACCATCTTCGTCCACCATAACTTTCTCAGCACCTTGTGGTTCTACGTAATCAGTACCTGAACCCACATCAAAAAATGCCAGTGCACCGTTTTTCTTATAACCAAGATTATCAGGGTTTAAATAGTCAATGCTTTCAATACCCTGTGCTTTAGTTTCTTCCATAATTCTAAGTAAACCACCAAAGAATTCGGCATCACGTGGATTTCTTTTTAAATAAGAATTGATTTTATTTTTATCGACTTTTCCATCATCCCATTCACCAAGATAATACTCAATCACATCTGGTATCTCAACACCCATAATTTTATTAAATGCGTATTCTAATCTATCAAATTGTCTTCGAATTTCTGGATTGGTTTCCAGTTTCTCCAAAACTATTGCATATGTTGGTGGGATTTCATGTGATTTTGAAGTCACCTCAAATACATTAAATATTTCCGCAACATATTTTAATTTTTTACCAATGAGCGATAGATTTTCAACGGCTTCACTCTTATCCTTAGTAATCTTTAATACCTTGTCATTACCGATATTATATGCAATACCATTCCTACCACCTCTCATGTAAACAGGCTGACCTAATCCCTTTTGTGCTGCAACCTGATTTGCAATTTTATCTGCGGTTTCTTTATCATATTCCTCTGTCAAACCTTCCTGACCTTCAGGTAAATAAATGACATTATCACCCACATCTGGTTCATCTGCTCTATAATCACCAACATCAAAATATGTTAATATGCCGTCTTTATAACCAAGATTCTCGTATCTGCTATAATCATTTGAATTGATGTTGTTGTTTATTAAATCTGTTTTTATTGCAAGAATGCCTGCAAGAAATTCAGATGATTTCTTTCTGGCTGCATCATCAACACCTGCTTCTGGATTGTCTGTTAATACATGTTGTGGTAAGTCTTTAACGAGTTCCATATTCCTGAGAAGCTTATCACCCCTTCTATTAATCAATATAAAGACATCGCCCATATCCATTCCATTTGGTTTAATTTTATCAATGAAATCATGGTATTGCCAGAATAATTTAAGTGGTTTGTCTTGTATGTTTTCTTGTAGCAGCACAAAAAATGCGAGATTTTTTTCGGTATCAACCACTTTATAAACCTCATACATATCAGCAATGGTTTGAGGTTTATTTCTCATGGTTTTAAATGCAGCATCAGCTTCACTTACGTCTGAGGTTATCTTCATAACTACATCATTACCTAATTCAAAAGCTGCGCCTTTAGAACCACTACCCAGACTTTTTTGTGGTGCAGGCATTCCTAATTTTTCAGTAATTGCCCTTGCTAAATCAGCAGCATATTGTTCATCATCTAATGTAGATATGCTGTTTCGCACTGATGGCATATCCGATTCACCTTCAGTTTCATTCTCATTTAAAATCGATAGTGGTTCTCTGTCATAACCATTCTGTTCAATAAGATATTCCTGAAGTTTCAATAAATTATTATAAAAACGTTTAGGTTCTTTGGTATGATTCAGAACTTCTTTAAGATTATCAACACACTCATTAAAACACTCCATTAAATATGGCATTACTGTTAATGGTCTGCTGGGATAGTACTCCCTATTAGAAACAAAGTCAATAAATTTTTCATTTATAACGCCTTGCCCATCGCTTACACTATAAGGCATTTGTGCCCACATGCCTTGACGAGTATCAATAGCATCTTGTGGTGGCATATCTCCGAGAATATCATCGTTGCCATCGTAGAATTGGAAAAGTTCGTATAATTGGTATTTTTCTTTCGTCATGTTCTGAAATATAATATATTCATAAATACAAGAATGACGATAAAAGAGGATAATAAAAAAAGTGCAATTAAGATTGCACTTTTGGTTTATTTTTTGCCTGAATTTCTTTTATGGTTTCAATAACCACAGATTTAATTAAATCTTTGTTTTCTTTTAAGACTTCCTTTATCCTTTCAACCGCATACATTTCGATTATCGTGCCTTTGATAGCTTCTTCGAAGATAGGACCCAGACTTTCAGTCAAGTAACCATTAACAATTTTCTTTACGTTTTCAGCCAAGTATTGTTCATTAAGCTGCACTGGTGCGCCTGCTGATTGTTGTGGAGTATTCGCCATTGGTGCTCCAACTACTGGTGCTCCAATATATGATGACATTGATTCGGCAAGTGTCTGTTTCCTTTTCTTTTCGAGGTCTGCAAATAATTGTTCATCCCTTTCAGGTGACATATCTATTGGTTTACGAGGTTGTTGTGGAGCTACCACTTCATTCACTGGAAGTCTTGCAGCCTCTCCATGTTTAGCAGCAACTTTATTATCCACTGTCTTAACTAATGTACTTGCTGCGGTTTCTCTACCTGTTTGTAATGATTCGAGTAATCCATTGAGAAATACATCACGTGGTGCAACTCCCACCCCTACAGATTCACCCATACCCGAAACCATGTTCTTTTCCTTTTTACGGGTATCAATTTCGTTTTTGAGTTTATTTAAATTAATATTTGCCATTTTATAAAATTTTATTATTTTTTATAAATACTTTATTGTTTGAAAAAAGTCTTTTTATCAAACGGTATTGTTGGTAATTCAGTTTCTTTTATTTCAGTTTGTGTTTTATTTTGAATGTCCCTTTTTAGATTATCCTTTCTTCTGTTAATGAATCCCGTATTAGCTGGAGCATTCGCATTTAAATGAAAATCAATTAGATGCGGTAATGTATCAACGACAGCAATATCAGGAATGTTCTGTTTATCTTTATCTGTTGCCAGCATTAATCGAAATTCGTTTTTATCGTCAACCACCACCAAATATTTTCCACGAGCAGTCTTTTGCACATAACTTGCTAATCTACTTAATTTACGTACATCTTCAGGAGTAATCTTCACTTTATTCTTATTACCTGCCCTAATACTATCCCAATTTGCTTTAATAACATCAGCTCTTGACATTGCAGTATCACCTAAATCACTTGAAGGTCGAAACATAATATCAGGTTGTTTTGATGTCGAGACATAGTACCTAATATCACTCATATCCTTATCACCACCTTCGTGATAATCAGGTGGTATCATTACTGTACCGTCCTTATTATTAAATCGTCTTCCAAGGGGATAAACCTGTGTTATCTTATCCATACGAAACATACGCCAACCCGGTTTCTCTCCCTCTCTATCAACCCAATAATCATGCCCCAAACTGTCATTACGTGTTGGTTTTTTATCGAAATCATAGCTATTTCTTGGATTGTCTTGCCATGCCCTGAGAACTGGTTGTCCAGATTTTTTGTGTGTACCAAGAACATATGGTCTTACTGTTCTACTGCCCTTTCGATGTTCTCCATCACCACCATAGTAAAGATGAACCCATTCATGATTTTGAATAGCATTAATAATCTCACTCTCGCCAACACCCTCAGTAATGAGATGACGAAAATTTTTGATATTTTCGAACAATATTTTATTCTCGGTCAACATATTATACAGTCCCTGCGTTGTATTCCTTACCGCCTTTTTGATATTTATTTTTTGCTATTGCAGCATTTCTTGTCTTAATATCAGTAAGACCACCTACTTGACCATTTACTTCGCCTTTACCATCTTCATCACCTGTTGATAATGCATCTGGGTGACCAGCTTCATATGCGTTATTGCTACCATAATCGTTTCTGGCAACGTTTTCTTTTCTAAACGGTAAGCTTACATCTTCTAATCTACTCATTTTTTTAGTTTTAATTTTTAATGTTATTTCTTATAAATACCTTAATCATATTTTTTAAAGGCAAGTGAAATGTAATCAATTAAATTTGGTACAATATCTAAATAAGACATCTCACTCATGTCATACCAACCATAATTTGTGTTTTCACTTGTATCGAGTTCAATATCTGTTGATTCACCACTGTATCTACAAACAAACATGTGTTCAATACTGTCTGAATTTCTTTCAATCGTAAATGTTTTGATAAATTTTTTAATTTCCAAACCAGTTTCTTCCTGAATTTCTCTTTCAACAGCCTTTTGAGGTGTCTCACCTTTATCAATTCCACCGCCAACAAGTGCCCATTTATTTGGTTGCCAAATTTTTGGGTCGTCAACACGCTTCAATAAAAGAATCTTATTATCGCCATTTACAATTATAGCTATTGCATTTTTTGTCTTCTCCTTCTTCTTTTCTTCATTTATGCTTAGTCTTGGTGCTTGAAATGGTTTTAATTCAGAATTAGGATTTGCTCTCATATCCAGTGTAACTTCTTTTGACCTCTGTACACCTGCTCTATCTTGAGCAAGTCTTTCTTCGATGAATGCTCTCATACCCTCACCACCAGCTAACGCATATTTAATGCCCTCTGTTTGTGGATTAGTTGTATCAAAGAAATTCTTCAACCGTTTCATCTCTTCATAGCTCAGATTAGGCTCGTGAAGGATGTTTTTAGCTCGTTTAATGCCATCAGCATCTGGATAGGTCACCAAGGCTGACTGAATGCCTTGAAGCACGTCAGAGGGCACTTGATAGGTATTTCCTTGTAATTGTGAATTAGCCATTCTTTCTCTCCAATAAATTCATGAGCTTATCGATATCGAGTTTATCGAGTTTATTTATTAAACCAGCAATCTTTTCGAGTTTCTTTTCACGAACACCATTATCTTCAGACCTGCCCGTCAATTCGTCTTCGCTTTTCTTATCAACAACCTTGTCTTCTACCATCGCAGATTCATCAATCATATCTGGTTCTTCTTTAAATGCGTTTTCAAAATGTTTTTCAACTATTTTAATAATCTTTTTTGCATATTCTTGACTAATTTTTTCAGCTTCTTGAGGGAATACGCCTGTACTAATTTTCCTATAATCAGATTTTAACTTATTTGGATTTCTATAGTAATAACCAATAATGTCTACGTATCTCTCATTAATGAGTTCAGTTAATTCATTAAGCATTTCCAATTGTTCTTGGTTTTCTTTACCTTCCAAAAACGGCATAAGCGTAAAACCGAAACGACCCAACATGTCATATCGAAATGGTTGTTGACCTACTTTGGCGTTATAATCGGTTGTGTTACTGGCTTGAGTTTCTAAATCAGCACCAGTTGTTGGTATGGCAGACTTACCAATTAAATGACCATCAGTATCGATTATTTCAACTAAGTCTTTCTTTTTAAATTTCATGTGTGCATATTTTCATATAAATACTATTAAAAGTTAATATGCACCATCCCCACCATCATCAAAATCTAAATATTCTGCTGCTGCAGCTTCGACTTCCCCTTCTTGTTCCGCTATGTACTCTTCAAACGCAACATCAGAATTCGGGATTTCAGAAAATACTTGTTCCATCGTAGAAAGAAGAGGAATTCCGTACTTCTGTTTGAAACCAGTAAAATGTTTCTTCCTGTTTTCGAGTTGAGAATCTAAGAACATGTCTCTATCGGTCTTAGTTGTTAATTCATTGGCTCTTAGCTCATCAAGTTTCTTCTCATTTTCTACTTGTCTTCTGTCGAGTTCTAATTCGATTTCGCTTTTCGGCACTTCCACCGCTTCCCTAACAATTTGAATATAAACACCATTAAATGCACCGACATGATACTCAGCACCGTCTTTAATTAAGACTAAATCACCAGCAACATATTTATCGTTTATTGATTTGATTCTCGGCTTTTTAATTTCATCCATTTTTTCATTGAGATGATGTAATGCATTATCATATATTTCATAATAAACACGATTCTCTTCAGTCATTTTAAAACCGTTCCAAATCAGTCTTGGGTCATAGCCAGTCTTATTCCAAAAATCAATTTCCAAGTCTTCCAAATACATAGATTCTTCCAAGTCATCTGAATTGAAATTCTTTAGTGTCAAATCATCGTTACTGAACATTTCTTTCTTCAAGTCACCAGTTTTAGTTATTTTAACCAGTATTTTCTTCTGAACCTCTGGCTCAAACCCTATAATGAGTGATTCCACACGCTTATTAAATGCGTCAAGATACTTTTCGTAATTATAATCTCCTGTCATTTCTGGATTCTCCTGCAAGTCCTCACTACTAATCAATGAGGCGCAAAATCTTTCTACATTCGTTACCTTGTCAACAATCTTTCTTGAGTCACCATGTGATTTTCTATATCCAGTATTGACGTAATACACCATACTATCTAATTCGGGTTCTGGTGGCATGTAATTAATAACCAACTTTATCTTGTCATCAATTGTCAGCTTTTCTTCGGCTTTGGTGAATCCAAGTTTTTCTTTGTGTGTTTCGAATAGTTCAGCAGCAATTCCTTCACGTTTTTCAATTAACAATTCCATGTGTGCTTGCATGCCCTTCTCTCTACCATTCTTATCTACACCCCTTTTCTTATAGGCACTTAGACTTGTTTTTATTTTACTTTTACTTGCAATTTTCTTCAAAGGAATTTGCATGTATCTAATATCGTCACAATAATCATAATAATAATCAACGAATTCTTTACCTTTACCATGCAAAATCATAGTCAGTCCTTTATCAATAAATTCTTCGATATACTCAGGCATCACCTTTGATTTAATTGTGTTACCAGTTAGCTTAATCTTTTCTTTCACATCACCGCTTTTCCTATCATTTACCAATGAAAGCGTACCGTAGTTAATTCTGGAAAGGTTCAGACAAGACTCGCTTTCACCGTCATCATCAACACTCATATACGGTGGTTGCATCTCTTCTTTATTGTATTTAGCAATGAGTGCTTTTATTCCCACTTCACCGTCATACTGCCACATCTCTTCAATTATTCCCTCAGTTGTTCCCTCAGTTACTCCCTCATTTGTAACTCTGATTTTCGTTACTTCAGGAAAATGGAAATTTATACCATCGGTAACCGCAAGTAATGCCACACAACCGAAACGACTAAACCAATCAATCCCATGTCTTAGATGCAATCTACCTGTACATGTGATTCTTGCAGCACAAACATTATCCGACCAGTTGAAACTGATGTTCGAACCCAATGCACCAAATAACGAGTTGTTGAGAATCTTGATAGGTAACTGCTTGACCTTAGACATTGCGATATCAGCAACAGTCAATGTATTATTGATATATTTTATGTGAATTTCTGGGTCAATTTCCTTTAACAGCGTAACTTCATCAGTCTTTAATTTTGTACCACTCGCTAATTTCTTATAAATATTACGTGTTGTTGTAAGATAAAGTAAGAGCTTCTTCATAACACCAGTGATATCGAAAATCGGGAACACGCCCTCGGTTAGCTGAATCATTGGATAAAGACTGGCATAGTCAATCTTTATTATACGTTTAGTATAACCAGTTTTATAACACCTTGCCAATCCACCACTGAATCTCTCATATTTATCTGATTCAGGTATAGCCAAATCGTTTTCATAACTCCATGCAGTTAGAAGTAAGTTCCATATAGCTGCAGTACCCATTGTACAGATTCTTTGATATGTGGTTGGAACTATTTTAGCCAACATGAACGATGATTGATTATAAAGTTCATCCACGTGTTCGGTTTCCCAGAGGTCATCAAGAAGATACTGTCTCACAAGTTTTCTACCACCAATAAATGTAGTAAGGTTTTTTGCCAGTGCTTCTTTTCTAAACCACGCAACGAAATCGGGGTTCAGATTGAGATATTTTGCCCTCAGTGCTTTATATTCCTCTTCTGTTATGAACTTCCCATGTTTATTGGCTTGAATCGTATATAGTTTCAATGCGGTTTCCTGATGTACGTTTGGAATTTCAATATAGTCGTTGGTTTCATTGGTGAGAAATACCTTGTCTTCATAATAGAATCTACCAATTGAATTATCTTCTCCTTCGATGTATGTACGATTGGGTTTCGCTATTTTTTCAAATTTCGCTATATATTTTAAGCCAGTTTCTTTTAAGTCGCTGTTTACTGCTGCGGTTCTCTTTGTAGCATGTATGATATCAATTATAGAATAACCCCACATTTCTGTAGCAGTATATTTGTCGGCAGTATTGCCGTACTTAACACTAACATTTCCCCTTCTATTTAATCCCACACCAGCTTTAAGACCTGTTGGTACTTTAGTTAAGTCCATTTTTAATGTCTTCACCCTACCAAGAATAAAATCAAAGTCAAATCCTTCTGAATAATATCCAGAAATAACTGCGGGTTTCAAAAGATTAATTAAATTAAAAAAGTCTTGAATTAATCTTATTTCAGATTCATCGTCTTTTATTTTTTCGACTTCTAATATGGTCTCAAAACCTCGATTATCTCTAACACCAATTGCAAATACTCTGGAAATCTGATATCTAAGACCTGTGGTTTCAATGTCAAACGTCAGTTTATGAACGTTCTTATATTCTTCAAAACCCTTATAGAGTCTGGTCTGATTAGAAATAAAGAATTGTTCTGTAGTTCTCAGGGAGTTAAACCAATTTCGAAACGGTTGTATTATGTTACCCTTGGCATCTCTAATAAAATTACCGTCAATGTCCGTAGCTTTCTCATAAGGATTAATTCCACCATCCCTTAAATAATTAATAATATCGTTATACGACCTATGACTTGTTAGCTTATAACAATAACCATTAACTAATCTTTTTTGATTACCAGTTTTTAGTTTAGTAATTGTTATACCATATTTAATTCTCTTGCCCTCAATCAGTTGTTCCGAATGTCCTTCATATAATTGTCGATTGAATTTGGATAAGTCTTTCATATACATGAAAGGTTCATACTCAACTTTTATGATTTTGGGTTTTTGATTGGGTTCATGAATAACACATTCGGCAAAATTATATCTTGGGTCTGTTTCAACGTTTACAAGATATTTTAACTTGTGATTGTGTCCTTCAAGAAACCCTTTAATTTCACTAAGAATATTTACTTCGTTCATTTTTTCTGTTATTAATTATTTTTCGTATTTTTCCTTAATTATTCTAATCACTTCACTTAATACTGATTCATTAATGTTTGATGTATAGTCTTCGTTGTCAATTACCTTGACAATTTCTTTACGTTTACCTTCAATTGACGAGAACACGTAGTCGTCAATTGTATCGGGAAACACCATTACATAGATATTAACTGCAGACTTCTGACCAATTCTATGCAGACGGTCACTAACTTGGTCATATTCACCTACGGAATATGGCAACGTCATGATGAACAGCTTACTTGCAGCAGTGAGGGTCAAGCCATAGTTACAAGTTTGAATGCTACCAAGAAAATCAATGGTATTACTTGCAGGGTCTTGAAATGATTTGACGACTTCTGCACGTTCTTCAACACTCTGGTCACCAGTATGTAGTGCAGAATTCTCACCAAGAAGTTTCTTTAACTCATAGAGACTGTCTTTGAAGAAATCCACTACAACGACTTTCTCACCTGTTTCGTGTATATTTTCAATCAGTTCTAAGACGTGCTTTACTTTAATCGATGCCAAATACTGTCTCAAACGAATCATTATTGTCAGTGGATTTCTGGTGGGATGTTCAACGAATTCATTAGCTACACCAGCTTCAATTTCATCATATATTTGTTGTTCAGCATCGGTCATTTCCAATATGATACGCTGATATGTTTTATCTGGAAGGTCTGTTAGTACTTCAAATTTGCGCTTTCTATGTGTGAATGGAGCAATTTTATGATAAAGTTCTTCGAGTTTCTGTACCATTGTATCCACATGATATCCCCATCCATCTTCGTCACGATACATACCACAATAATATTCTTGGAAGTATTTCTTTGTTGCGAAATCCACATCCGATATCTGATTCAGAACAGTATATAATTCATGTGCCCTATTAGGTGCAGGTGTTCCAGATAAGAAAATCTTGCTAATTTTCTCATTCCTAAAAATCTTACTTCTAAACGTTGATTTGAAATTCTTGTATGTATTGGCTTTAGTATTTTTAAGCTTCTGACTTTCATCACAGATAACACAATCAATAACATCGACCCCCAATTTTCTCCACTTAGTTGCAAATTTCTTTTCTTTAGTGTTGGAGGGATTGAAGAAGTCGTAATTAACAATAACATACTTAGCTTCTTCAATACCACAAGTATTGTGTTTCCAATTTACTATATGTGCAGTACTGTTCGTGAACTTCTTAACCTCATAGTAGAAATTGAATTTCAAGGAGTTTGGTGTTATGACAAACACCCTTTCAAAACCATTCATTTCAGCATAGAGAATAGCACTTAGTGTTTTACCAAGTCCCATTTCATGTGAAATTAATGTACTACGTGTGACATTCATGAACATTGCCGAAACTATTTGATGCGGATATAGCTTAACACCTTCTTTTAGTAAGGCATGCATCTTCTCACTGTAATCCACATAAGTAGCTTCCAGTTCTTGCTTGTATTTAACCCAATGTTCTTTTTTGATATTAAGGTCGGCAATGAATTTGCGCTTTTCCTCTTCTTTGATTTCAGCAGCTTTAATTTGTTCTATGAAAATCTTGCGACTGGCTTCATTACCAAAATCAAAATGAATTTTATTTGAACCCTTATATTTTTTAATTAAAAAGAATAGAGATGCAACGCTGACTTCCCAACACATCATACCAGCATTCCATTTACGGCTTTCTTCTGGAAGTTTTTTTATTCTGTCGATAAGTTGCTCATTGATAGGGAATCTGAGATAATATGCCTGTCTTTTTCGGATTCTCTCACAATGCACTACAAAGATTGGTTCTTGCATAATATAGATAATATCCTGCAAAGATAGTCAAATATTTTAGATTGTCAATTAAATTACAGTAGTTTTTGTAATTCCATCAGAAATGAGTATATTTATCTGACTTTGAGTAGGTAAAGTAATCTTACCACAGTTCTCTCCAAGGAAGTCAATTTTGAATTCACCCAAGTACCTTCCAGCCTTTGCTGTTTGTGGTAATTTGAACCTGTATGTAAGTGTATATTTTTCTTCATCGGGGAAGCTGGCTCTGTCATTATTCACAACAAGATTTGCAGCAACGTTAGCTATGCGATACAAGCCAGTATTAGCTTCTTGCATTGAGAATGTTACTGCAACGTTTTCCAGCATATCATCACTAATATCATATTGTTCCCTTATTTTTTGAATAAGGGGATATTTCAATTCGGGCAGCGTGCTGTCCTTCTTTATAAAAAAATTGTTAATATCGAATGTTGAGTAGTTCATTATCCTTTTTCTTCTTCTGTCATACCTGCTAATAATTTTTCACGGTCAGCAGCAAGTCCTTTAATTCTTTTCTTCACGGTTGCTGCAATACCGTCACCAAGAAGACCAAATGTTACGGCATCAAAATTACCAA